ATCTCTAGCTTGATGTTCTGAGAGATAACCTTCTGTGATGAACCCTTCTTAAGCGGCATCTTCGTCTTCCTTTTCTTCCATTGCTTCGACTTTAGCATACTTCTCGTCGGTAATTGGGCCACCGACAAGCCAAGCATCACAGGTTCGTTGCGCTGCACACTTAAAAGCGAACAACTCACAGAACCCTAGATCGGCAGTCGCAATGACAATGTCATCGTAACCACCTTCATCTTGCGGAACTTTCTCAAGACCTTGAGAGATGCAGTCCATCATTTGACTAGTCTGGATGAAAGCCGCGCAATTACCGCAGCGCATCGTCATGGCTTCTGGAACCGTGACGTTATACATCGCTGCCTTCTTTAACCAGAACGCAAGATTCGGTTCTTTAGGGTTTGGTGGACCGTAACCATACATAATAAAAGCATGATTACGATTTTTAAGGTTATGAGAGATGTCTTGAGTCGCCAACGGGCAAGCATATTCGCCGGGCTCCTCTGTCTCTGTTTTCATTTCCGCCTTGAGTAATGCCATCTTACTTTCCTGACTTCTTCATTGAGGCGCGGATATTGTCGATCATGTTCAGATATGGACGGCCAGCCTTATCAGCCATGGCCTTTGCCTTAGCCTTTTGCTCAGGTGTGAGCTTCTTGCTCTTGCCGAGAGACTTTGGACGAGGCTTATCCCATACTTCCTTCATGTTCAGTCCTTCATCTTCTTGATACGTTCGCTGAGAGCAGCCGCTTTCTTCTTGGCATCTGCCGTAGAACTGGCTCCCCAAGCCCGGAGTGCAAGCAGTTTACGGGTTGGCTTTCCCTTCTCGTCGTAGTCTGGGCCTTTGACACCAGCCATACGCGCTAGGAAACTGGCCTTACGACCGAGTTGTTCACGCGATTGAGGCGCACCCTTTACCGGTGGCTTAAGATTCGAGCCTTCTTTACGCTTGAAGTAAGCGCGACCGGCTGCGTTCAGGCCACCTTGCGGGTTCTGGTATTTCTTAGCGACCATTAAAGACCACTAAGTTTGGTTGGCAGACCTGTTTCAGGAGCAATACGCTCTGGCGAAAGCAACTGACGATAGCCACCGCGTGTGCGAGCGCGAATAGACGCAGCCATTTGCTGGCCAGCAGCCGCTTCTTGAGCCGCGATGCGTTCTTCTTGCTTGTTCTGCAAAGCAATCTGCTTCTCTTGTGCAGCCGAAGAACCGCCGCTGCTACCGCCTAGACCCAATGCCTGTGCTATGAAACCCATGATTCAACCTCGCAAATATGTGACAGTCGCAACCGTCAGACGCATAAGACCGTAAGAAAGCCTCTCTAGTGAACCCAATCGTCTTGGCCCACCGAACCGCTCTAGGATTATCATTTCTTACAGTTATCTGCAAACGCCTTACAAATGTCATGTTAGATATAAATTTTATCATATTTTTACTACATTTCGTCATCTCAACTGGCTTTTTCGTCACATAATCGGCATCTTTAAAAACAGTCACTTCCCAGTTCCCACGCCAGAGCGGAAAAAATAAATAGCAAAGTATAGGTTTCTCTCCGTCGAAGACGGTGAATGAGAAGAACCGTGACGCATATTCCGATATGATGGTATCGAAGTCCTCATAGGCTGCGATGGTATTCATATCGGCTTGCCACAAACGCATGGCGCGGATGTGTTTCACATGAAACTCTTTGATTTCGTAGTGATCCGGGAAGTTTGCACTACGAATTATGTCTTCATTGGGCATCATGCGAAGATGTCGAAGTCCGTTTTTGCGCTGGTTTGCATGGGAAGTCTGCCACCAATCTGATGGCCACGGGTCAGAGTGCGGAACTCTCCGCCACCGAGCATGAGATAGCCGAAGGCGTCCCCGATATGGGAATGTTCGTTCTTATTTGGCGCATCACGGAAACGATCTGTGCCACCGCCTACGCCTACGCGCTTGAAATGATAGCCACCGGCTAGTGATTTCCGTAGCCGATTGCAACTTGAGTCTAGGATAAGGCCCGGCTTGCCGTCGATCAGGCGTTGCATAGGCAAAGCACCAGCTTCGCGGCGCACCATAAAGTCGTTTGATGCCGTAGGTTGAGCATTTAATCCTATGGTTTTGAGATAATCGAAGGCTGTCACCTCAAAGATACCATCACGAGCGACACCCGCCGGATCGCCCCAGACGAATACTTGGGCTTTAGCGAAGTGGGTCATAATGTCGTGCATCAGAATTTGACCGAATCGTTCTAGGCCCATGCTGAATGAGACGATTTCATGGAGAATATGCCAGCGGCCATTGCGTGTTTTTTGACCAAAGACGGCTGCCGGTGTCAAACCAAAGTCGATCCCGATCTGGAGTGGTAATCCGGGGTCATAGTCGATCTTATCGACGCTCATCAGCGTATCTGAATACTCTGGCCAGACGGCTTTGCCTTCTTGGACATAGACATACTCACCAGCAACATAGCATCTGATCCAGTCTAGGTTCTTGCCACCGAGTTGCTGCTCATAGTAGCCGGGCGGAAGGTTATTGATGTTCTCCGCTTTTTCATTGACGGTCCAGTAGCGGCCAGCGCCGGGTATGGCTCCCGGATGTTCTGAGGCACATTCGACCATTCCGGGCGGCTGTTTGAAGAATTTCCATTCATATTTGCCGCGAATTGGTTCTTTTTCAGCAAGTCTGTGCCACCAATGGTCAGTATCCATCGGGTTGGTATCAGCCCAGATACCACGCCAAGTCGGGCCGCCATGCAATTTAGTTGGATAACGACCTACGCGGTGAGTAAGTCCTTGGATCACAGCGAGTGGAAGTTCTCTAGCTTCGTTTACCCAAGCCCCGGTGAGTTCGAGCGAGAGGAGTTTTCGAACGTCTTTTGGCTGATCGAGTGCTAGGAAGATGACTTCGCAGTCAACTCCGGGGATACCATCACGACTAGGCAGTTTGAGGTGATGGGTAATAGGTGGCGACCAGCGCATCGGTCCCCAGACATCCTCTGGAAAGATTGATTGCCAAGTCTTGATCGTCGTGGTCCGTAGTTCAGGATATGAGTTACGGATAATGACGAACCGTGTGTAGCGGATATTATCGACCGGAGACGGCCTTTGCTGGACGGCTTTAAGGAATATCTCTGATGCACAGGCATAGGATTTACCTGAACCTACGGGGCCGAGGAGACCACGGAAGAAGGCATCGTTATTGAGGAACTTCCAAGTCGTCGGTGACTCTGAGAAGTCTAGTTCAAGACCAGCATTGGCGAAGGCTTCTGCCGCCTCATTCTGCGTCTGTTGTTTCTTCGGTTTCCGCATCTATTACCTTTGTTTCATAATGTGTGACTGCCGGGCCTTTGAGATTGATCCCAATGATTGTCGGTCTATTTTCGTCAGCACCAGTTTCCATCAGGCCATGATGCTTAGACAATAACCGCAGGGCAGCGATCTTGTCGTGCATCTCGACCTCAATAGCGTTACCTTCTTTGGTCGGCGTTACCTTGACCTTCTTTATGGCCTTCTGAACATTCAAAGGCAACTCATTAGAGTTCTTAACAGTGACGTTTCCAGATGAATCCCATGACAAAACATCCGTAATGGCTGCCGAGCCAAGTGCTTCGATTTCACTAAGAACAGCCTCTTTCTTAGTGGGATCAGAGGAAACAATGCCATTTCTAAACGATCTTACTCTACCCAATGCAATCTCCTGTGGAACACACCCTCAACCTATCTTGACAGGTATTGACTTTCATACGGCGAACCCCCTTATCTATCCCCTAGGGATATATCGAATTAGTGATTTGAGTTTATTTCCTGAAATCTGAAAAAAAATTGAGTGACACACCCCGCAGTATAGGGCGACCACGGGGGGGCAAAGGGTGCCTCATTCAAACATGCCCCTGTCGATAAGCATCTGTAGTGTAGTCGGTAGCGATCCAAAGCGTGTGACATAATTCCTAAACGCCATGGCTATCTGATCGCGTGTTGGATTGATTGCGGCTAGATCAAGAAGCGATTTGTTATCAGTCTGAATTGTGTAGCCATATGTTTGACTCATTGACCGTAACTCCCTTTCAATCCCTAACGTTTCTTGTTTAGTCTCTTCTTGAATTTCCTTAGCCTTATTCTCGACTTGAGTATAAGTCTCTTCGCTATCAGTCGCGAATGGTATTGACGAGATTAATTCATCTTCAGTAGGTATAGGATCATTAGGCAAGAAGAGTACTTGA